GAAATGCAACTTAAACGTATTGGTCAAGAAGGTCTTTTGACAAGTATGGACGGGTCTCTTGCAGCCATAGAAGTGGTGAAAACAGAAATGAATCAGCGTATAAAGGAAGGTGAACTTTTAAATTCTATTATATCAAAAGAAACAATAGAACCTGAAGATAGACGATTCATCAAGGCTCACAAGATGGTTCAAAAGGCTTTGATTCATCGTAACCGTAGAAATAGAATGCAAAGTCCTGTTGCTGAAACTGAGGGAGAGGCTCAACCTGAAGTGCGTATCAATCCCGGTGATTATCGTGATATTCAGGGTGCAACAATAGATGGCAGACCCGTTGCGATTAGAGTAGAGGGAGAGGGAACGCAGTATATCTTCACAGATGACAACACTCCTGTGGCGGTAGATGCAGAATTTGATAGCTTGAAAAAGGAACAAAACTAATGGCTGAACAAAGCCCTGTAATCGTAAATGAAGATAAGAACAATGCTCCCGCTGCTGTTCCTACAGGAGCGCAAGACAATTTACAGGATGTTCAGCAGGGAAATACACAACAGTCCAACGCTGTTGCTGACAATCAAAAAGCTGAGTTCGTAGGGTTTGCAACCCCTTCAGAAGCATTGGCTAATAAGACAGACCCACAAGGTCGTCAAGTTAT